GGTACCAGACAAGGGCTGGGAGCCTCTCTAACAGCGATTCTGGGGCCACCCAGCAGGGGTACATCTTCCAGAACCTGTCCCTCCCCGGACAGGCCCTGACCGTGTACAGCAAGCCCACCACCCCCGTGAAGTACTCCCCCACCCTCACGGCTGATGCGGCCTCGGATCTGGTGGCCATAGCTGTGAGCATCAGCTCCAGTCCCAACATCTACGTTGCTCCTGTCATCCAGGAGGCGGACCAGGACATCGGCACCAGCCGACTCATGTACCGCTACCGCCCCTTGAAGGGGTATACGGTGCTGAACAACGGCGGGACCTTCACAGCCACACGGTACAACACCACAGACCAGTTGGCTGCCGCTACGCAGGTCTTCACCAATGACTCCCCCATCGTATCTGCTGACAGGACCAACATCATCAACTCTGGTGTTGGCGGAGAGTTCAGGGCTACAGCATGATCTACGTTGACACCCGAGCCACCAAGTGCTTCGCAGTGTGTACAGACCACAAGCTGGATGACACCGGATACGTGGTAATCCCCAACAACACCGACACGCTCAAGAAGGCATATCAATCCGCTCTGGCGGATGCTGACTGCCATTGGGCAGAGAAGCACACACCTAAGGTGGCAGTAGATGGTAGCTAAGAAGCCAGCCAAGAAGAAGGCACCGGCTAAGAACATGACGCCTGCCAAGGCAGGGAAGAAGCCAGCAGCTCGCATGGACAAGAGCTCGACCAAGAAGGCCCCCGGCTCCAAGGGTATGCCCTACCAGGGACCCACGCCGCAGGCCGGTAACGGCGGCCCGCAGGGAGGTAGCTACTGATGGCCGGACATCCGGGTACCGTCCGCTTCGGTGAGAACCCGAAGCACGACACCGACACGACTGAAGACACCGGGATCTCGACCCTCCACACCAACAGTGGGGACGTAACTGAGATCCACCAGATGATCAATCCCGGTCTCAGGGCTCGGGACATGGGCACCTCTGAGGGTGACCGCCCCAACTCCTGCTACAACAAGGAAGTCCTGAAGGTGGAGTACCCCTCCAACCACGACGGCTTCACCGGCGGGATGCTCCACAACCTGAACCTGGACGAGAAGAAGGTCATCGACAACTTCGTGAACTCCGTCCCCGTCCAGTACGCGGACGAGCAGCAGTTCATCTCCGGGTCCCGTGGGAAGTTCGACTGATGGTCTACGTCCCCCACGACCCCAGCTATGCCTCTCATCACAAGATGAGCATCACCCACCCCCAGCACCCCCAGCACGGTCAGATGACCAACGGCTGGAGGGGTGACAACATGCCACGAGTCAAGGGGCAGCAGTGGAACAAGGTCCCCCGTCCCCGGACATCCGTGGACCAGCGCGGGAATCTGGAGGCTCAGCACCTGAGCGACTCCATGCACCAGAACTTCCACTACACCCACGGCCCCGGAGGTAGGCAGGGCTTCTACACCACACCCAACGGTGCAGCCCCAGCCAGCTACAACTCCGGTGGCGGAGGGGGCGGCAGCCGTCCTGCTGGCGCAGGCGGCGGAAGGTCGATGTTCAAGTGATCCTTGGCGAGAACTGTACCAGCACCTGTAAGACACGTGACCACGTCACGTGGGGGGAGTGCATGAGGGCAAAGAAGCTTCGGGTGGCTTACTGCCGCTCGCACCTGGAAGGCTGCACGGACTCCACCCGCCAGAAGCAGTGGGACAGAGAACTCGCCGAGTACAAGGCCGCCCACGATGCCGGTATCCGGCCGGACGGCACCACCACCCACAAGACCCGCTTCGCTGTGGAGCAGTCCGAGAAGTCGGGCATGGCCTATGGGGCTGAGATGTACGTTATGCCCGACCTAGAGGGCAAGACAGACAAGCAGGGCAAGGCCAAGTACTCCTATACCTCATACAAGGAGTACAACGAGGCTGTGGCCCAGACCACCAGCGAAGACACACAGACGGTCCTGGCAGCGGCCAAGGCTATCAGAGAAGGAGAAGGCTGATGCCTACCGTCCCGCAGCCATATGTGACAGTCAACCCCTCGGGGCTGAACCCCGCCACCCCTCTCGTCACCGGACCCCTGGTCCGTGCCGATGGGTTCGGCACAGGCACCTTCATCCTGGAGCTAGGCCCCACCGCCTTCACCTATGCCTCCATGACCACGGTCATCACAGGAAGCCCGGCTAGCACCACCATCCAGCTCCAGGGCTCGCTGGACGGTGTCAACTGGACCACCATCGCCACGTCTACCTCCACGACCGGCGACACGCAGTACAGCTCCCCCAGTGCTGCCAACCCCGTTGTCTTCGGACAACTGAGGGTCAACGTCAGTGCGGTGTCCGGGGGTGCCAGCCCCACGGTGGCCGTGGCCATCAACGCCTTCGCCTCCAACCCCGTAGCAGCCGTCACCTTGGCAGGCAACCAGGTTGGTAAGGTCGGTACCGCCCAGGGCCAGACCAACTTCCAGACCTCCCTCTCCGCTGCCACCACTGGCAACGGCACGGCGGTGGACTTCGGAGCTGCGGTCAACGCGGCAGCATTCCAGATCACTGCCAACGGCACCATCACCGCAGGGCAGGTCACCGTGAAGGTGTCCTTGGACAACGTCACGTACTCCACAGTCCCTGTGGCCTCCATGCAGAACTACAGCGCTGCGACCCTGGCCAACCCCTACGTCCTGGTGACGGCAACCACAGCCCTCTTCGTGGTCTCCAACGTAGCCTTCAGGTACGCGAGGGTGGACGTCTCCACCAACGTCACCGGTGCTGGTGGCTCTGTCACTGCTCTCGTCTCTGGGTTCTAAGCCATGCCGCTGTTGAGTGACCTGGTCATCAGGACCAGGCAGATGATGCAGTCCTTCAGCCAGGAACAGCAGCAGTGGGCATACCTCACCTCCCCCATCGGTACGACTGACGTCACTCTCTCCGTCAACGACAGCACCCAGATCTCCAGAGGTCTCATCGAGATAGACGGCAATGAGCTGGCGGTGGTCAAGTCGGTGAACCGCCCCACCAACACGGTTACCCTGGACCCCTTCGCCAGGGGGTGGGCAGGAACCACCGCAGCTTCCCACCTCACCAACGCCAGGATCGAGAACAACCCCATATGGCCAGCGATAAGGGTAAAGGAAGCCATAAACGATGTGATCAGGTCTCTGTATCCGGACCTGTTTGCGGTTGCGACGACAAAGATTACCAAGATAAGTGTGCAGCAGGGCTACTCGCTGCCCTCGGACTGCCAAGAGATCATAAGCGTGAGGTTCACCACCATAGGCCCGACCCTGATAAACCCGCCGATGATCAGGTATAGGTTCGACGGACAGGCCGACACCACCGTGTTCTCCACAGGCAAAGCCCTGTGGATGGGTGTGGATGTCACCCCCGGTCGTGAGATCTTCGTGGTCTACCGCAAGGAACCCACTGAGCTGGTCAACGACACCGATGACTTCGCTGCCGTCACCGGCCTTCCCGCCACGGCCCAGGACGTGGTGATCTATGGGGCCTGCATGAAGCTGGCCCCCGCCCTGGAGTCTCCCCGCCTCATCCTCGACACCGTCGAGTCCTCGGAGCGTGCGGCCTACGTCCAGCCGGGATCTGCCATGCGGGTCTCTGCTGCCTACGGGCAGCTCTACATGCAGCGCCTGATGCAGGAGCGAAGGAAGCTCAACGACAGGTACCAGCAGCCCATCCACTTCACATCCTGAGAGGGGTGCTCCATGCCTGCTGGTCAGCAGTACAGCTCCAACGCCACACAGACCACCCTTGTGGGTGCGATCAACAACTCGGTCCTCTCCCTCCAGGTTGCGTCCACCACCGGGTTCCCCACCTCATTCCCCTTCTCCATCGCCATAGACGTGGGGCTGGCCACCCAGGAGGTGTGTGACGTCACCAACGTGGTGGCCACCACCTTCACCGTCCAGAGGGGTGTGGACTCCTCCACCGCACAGTCCCATGCCAACGCGGCTACCGTCACTCACGTCTACATCGGGCGTGATGCCCGTGAGGCTCGGGCACACATCGATGCCAACGGCGGCAACGACTCCACCGGCAAGTCCGTCCACGGCCTGACCGGCAACGTGGTCGGAACAACGGACGTCCAGACCCTCACCAACAAAACCCTCATAGCCTCAGGCTTGATCACAGCCAACGCTGGTCTCACGGTGGCCAACGGCCAGCTCACTACGGTGGACAACTCCTTGGCCAAGCCTGTTGCCGGTCCCCAGCTCATCACCTACTCTCCTGGGTTCAACGGGACGGGGTTCACCATGGGAAACGGCACCCAGACAGGAGGGTACGTCCAGTACGGCAAGCAGGTGTTCTTCGAGGCCTACCTCGTGGTGGGGTCCACCACAGTGATGGGCACCACCCTCGGGTTCAACCTTCCCCTCAACACCACCAACTATGTGACGGCCACCGGCACACTGGCTACCACCTCCCACGGGTTCGCACCCATAGCCGTCCAGAACGGCCTGACCACAGGTGGTGCTGCTGTCCTGGTGGACTACTACGCAGTCTCTGGAGGGGTTATAGGGTACGGCAACATCACGGCCACCGCTCCTCTGACGGTAGACACCGGCACCGTGTTCTTCATCAAGGGCACCTACCAGGCCACCACCTAAGGGGCGAGCATGACGAGCAACTACCTGGGGGGGAATGCGCCCTCCATCGTCAACCCCCTCCCCTTCGGGTTGCTGCCCCCCATCTCCTCTACACAGGCCAGCTTCTCCCTCACGGACATAGCCTACGACTATGCCGTAGCGGGCATCCCCTTCCTGGCCGGTGAGTCCCTGCGTGGCACCTACTTCCGGAGGATGTACGAGCGGGAGTTCGCCCCCATCCGCAAGGACCAGTTCGACAACCAGCAGGTTCCCGGTGAGCAGTCCATCCTTGGATGGTGGGAGAGGTCCCAGTCCAACTTCAGTGGGGGTGCCGGTCTCCAGTACCTGGACACCACCACGGACTCCACCCTCAACAGCAGGTTCGCCTACTCGGAGGGGGTTGACGTCCTGGGCACCCCAGGGCAGGTCACCCTCCTCCCCGCCACCATCGCCACCTGGTCGGGGCTGACTGGCCCCACCCAGCTCCGAGGTGTGGTCAAGGGTGGAACCGACGGGTTCCTGATGCTGGACACAGGGGCCAAGACCCTCCAGTTCCTGGACATCTTCGGCGCCTCGACGTCCTACACCATGCCTGGTGGCCTCACCGGTATAGCCAACACCTTCACCGATGACGGCACGAACTACTACTTCGCTGACAAGACTGGGATCTACCAGGGGGCTATAGCCACCCCTGGGGTGGCAGCCACCAAGCTGTGGAACGTCCCGTCCACGTCAGGGAACTACGTCATAGCTTTCATCAAGGGCCGCCTGGTGGGGGGGTTGGACAACAACTTCTACGAGCTGGTGGGCGGGGCGCCCCCCACTCTCCCCACCCCCAAGTTCACACACCAGAACGCAAGCTACACCTTCACGGCCATCTCTGAGGTTCCCGCAGCCATCGTCGTAGCCGGGAAGGGCGGGACTCTGTCCCAGATCCACAAGTTCACTCTCGATACGACCACCGGGGCTCTGCCCGTCATGACGTCAGGCATCGTCACAGCTCAGATGCCCATCGGTGAGACCATCCAGACGATGTACTCCTACCTGGGGTCCTTCGTGGGTATCGGAACCAACAAGGGCTTCCGCCTGGCCACCACTGACACCAACGCCAACCTCGTGTACGGCCCTCTGGTGGTGCAGGACCCCACCTCCGTAGGGGTCAAGGCCATAGGGGGGTGGGACCGGTTCCTGTTCATAGGGAACCAGGGCAACAAGCTGATCCCCCAGCAGGGTTGGACCAACCCCACGGATGCCAGCAACGTGGACATGCTGATGCGGGTGGACCTCTCCACGGTGACCTCATCGGGATCCCAGCCCTTCGCCAACGACCTCATGACCACAGGCCTGGACGGGGCCATAAACTCCATCACCAACTTCGGATCTTCGACAGCCCTCTCCGGGATGCTGGTATTCGCCACAGCCCACAAGGTGTGGGTCACGGACACGGCCAACAAACAGGCCTCGGGGTTCGTGTACACCGGCAAGGTGAGGTTCAACACCCTGGAGCCCAAGCACTTCGACTTCCTGTTCATCAGGAACCAGAAGATCACCGACGGTTCCATGAACGTGTCGGCACTCAACTCCAAGGGAGTGCCTCTGACGTCCATCGTCTCCGGTGTGTCCGGCTTCCTGGGTGACGACCAGGTGGTCTCCTTCGGGAGCCTGGGTCTACAACAGGAGTGGGTGCAACTCAAGTTCGGGCTGGTGCGGGGGACACTGTCCACCAACTACTCCCCCAGCTGGAACGGCTACCAGATCAGGGCTCTGCCGGGTGTACAGAGGCAGATCCTGATGACTCTGCCCCTCATCTGCCACGACCACGAGAAGGACAAGTTCGGAAACGTCACCGGATATGACGGTTTCGCCTTCTCCAGGATTCAAGCCCTTGAGGCAGCAGCAGCCACGGGTTCCATCATCCTGGTCCAGGATCTGAACTACGGGACAGGTGTCCAGGCGGTGATAGAGAACTACAGGTTCGAGCAGCAGGCCAACGAGCAGCCCAAGGTCTCCTCAGGGATGGCCTTGGACAGCAATGCCAGGTCAGGATACATCATCATACAAGCGAGGGTAGTCCAGTGAACCTGAGCAGCACCACAGTGTTCAACCTCATGCTCTATGCGGGGATGCTGGCCACCTTCATGTTCGTGGGGAGGTCCAGTCTGAAGAAGCAGACCATCGAGGACCAAGCCAAACTCATCAAGTCTCTGCAAAACCAGAATGCTGATCAGGCCAAGCAGATCTTCGACCTACAGAAGTCTGACAAGCAGAAGGATGCCCGCATCCGGTTCCTGGAGGACCTGATCTGGAATGGAAACACCCGCATGGTGGACCCGGGACCTGGAGGAGGGTATGACAGGGGACGACGTAGCAGCCGTCCAGCTTCTCCTCCACCTCCCGAGGACGATGACGTATGACGACCGAACCGTCCAAGCAGTCAGAGGATTCCAGCTCATCGCTGGACTCCAGGTCTGTGGAGTGGTGGGTCGACACACCGCTGAACGCCTTGGGCCTGCCCGCTGGCTCGAAGACCCAGCAGAAGAAGATGGCACTGGTGAGGGAGACCCCCAACACCAGGACGGTGAACGGTATTCCGATCCACTCAGCACCTGGAGAGAAACGCATCAGCTACGACCAGGCAATGAACTGGCTTTGGGAGACAGGTACTAATGCCCTATAAGTCAAAGGCCCAGCAAAGGTATCTCAACGCCAAGAAGCCTGCCGTGGCAGCCGAGTTCAACAAGGCGACGCCAAAGCAGGCTTACAAGAATCTGCCGGACAAGGTCCGGAAGAACAAGAAGGGAGGGAAGTAGTGGCTGTTCGACTCGGCGGAGATTACTCCTTCGCCCGACCCAGCATGTCCGAGCTCCACTCCCTGGGTGTGACCTTCGTAGCGAGGTACGTGTCCCCGGAGGGCTCCAAGAACCTGTCCCGGTCCGAGGCCGTGGAGCTGTCCAACGCGGGCATCGACATCGTCACCAACTTCGAGGACACCGCCAACAACTCTGTGGGTGGTTACTCCCAGGGCGTGGCTGACGCCAGGATGGCAGAGGCCCAGCACCTTGCGTGCGGTGGGCCTCCGACCCGGCCCATCTACTTCTCCATCGACACGGACCTCAGTCCCAGCGACAGCAACCTCCACAGCTACTTCGCCGGGATCGTCTCCGTTCTGGGTGCCGGACGCACGGGGGTCTACGGGTCCACTGGCGTGTGCCGGGCACTGAAGGCCGCTGGCCTGGTGATGTGGACCTGGCGGTCCATGTCCACCGGTTGGAGCGGTGGTGCGGGCACCCCCGGTGAGTTCAATGTGGAGCAGACCGGCTACCTCAACAGCTCCATCGACCGGGATGCCTCCATCACGGACGACTTCGGTCAGTGGCGGGTCGGGCAGTCCGCCCCCCCGCCTCCCAACCCCGGACCTGCACCCCCGCCCACCCCTTCGCCCTCTCCCTCAGGAGGAGACTTGCCTACTCCCTACGACGTCTGGTCCTACAAGGGCAATGACGCCACCGGTCCGGCCGACCAGCCGGACGTCCACCAGTCCCTGCTCACCACCCGAGACAACTCCGCTGCACTGGTCGCCATGCTCCGTGCCCTGAAGGCCGACTTCGACCTCCTGAAGTCTGAGGTCGCGGCAGTTAAGGCCAAGCTAGGGGCCTAAGGTGCTCGCATGGTTGCAGCACGTCCTGGGTTTGGACAATGGCTCTGGAGGTTGGTATCTCTTCTGGTCGGGGTTCGGCGCCAACTTCCAGGAGCTTGCCATTGTGGTTGGTGTGCTGCACTACGTGCGCAAAGCGAACTGCCACCAACACGGGTGCTGGAGGGTGGGTCGCCACCCCCTCAGGGACCAGCCGGGAGTGAAGCTGTGCCGGAAGCACCACCCTGAAGGTGGTCACCGTGGTTGACGCTCACGACCAGTCTGTGAACCACCGGTACACCGTCCACTACCCCGCACATCCCGCCCGTAGTTCCGACCCCCACTACAGGGATTTCAAGGAGTACCGGAGAAGGACCGTCAAGACGGCCCGATGCCAGTTCGGCCTGGATCGTGGCAACGATTTCACAGAGTGCAATGGGTCGCTGGAGCTGCACCACGCGCACATCGAATTCGCCCTCCAGAATGGAGTAGACCTGGCCCTTCTGGAGGCAAAGTACCCAGGTGTTTCCGACCCGGTATCCATAGGCGCCTGGATAGAGTCCGCCGAGAACCTGGTTTACCTCTGCGAGTTCCACCACCGTGGCCACGCTGGCGTCCACGTCGTGTCGGTCTCCGACTATGAAGCTTCCCACTATGTAAGGCACCTTTTCTCATGAAGTGGAACATCTGGAGCCTGTACTGGCTCTTCTGGATGGTGGTCGGCTTCGGGGTCCCTGAAGGGATAGCTCTAGGTACCGGTCACCCCGGTAATACATTGTCAGACCAGGTCTGGCATCTCGAAGGAACCGGTGCCACCTTCTGGCGCTGGGTCATATGTTCAATGCTCACATGGTTGGTCCTGCATATGACCTTCCACCTTTTCCGCTAGGAGAATTTTAAGTGTCCGGTTACGACGATCTCAACTTCACCACAACGGCAAACCTCACTGCTGCCTACACGGTATCCGCCAACGACTACGTCGTGTTCTACGACCCCACCAACGCCTACGTCATCACCCTCCCCGCTGCGTCCGCAGCTCTCAAGGGCCGCGAGTACGTCTTCGTGCAGACGGTGAGCAACGCGGGCCAGATGACCCTCAAGTCTGCTGGTGGCACCGTCAACGGTGCGGCTGCCGGTACCGGTGTGGCTGTCACTGCCTCCAAGCTGGGTGCCTTCCGCATGTTCTGCGACGGCACCAACTGGTGGGGGGGTAATTCAACAGCGGGACTCCTGTAGTCTCCTGTTAAAGTTGTGGCACTCACGGCACACCCGCTGAGTGCCATACTTACCTTGCTGCTTTATGGTGTTCCCCTCGCTGTACTCATGTCCTTGCGGACAGTGGGTTTTAAGGGCGTTGTGTGACTCCTGCCGGTTTGAATTCACAACCGGCGTGACCACTTCCATGTGATCCGGGTTGACGCAACCACGGTTGCGACACAGGTGGTCGATGACCATCCCTTCGGGGATGGGTCCGCGTACCAGCTCGTACACTACGCGGTGTGCCCCGCGCTGTGTCTTGGGATCTAGACTGAAACGGCCGTAGCCGTCTCGATCATGGAACCCCAGCCAGTTCCAGCACGACTCATCCACCTCGATCTTCGAGGTGATCCTTCTCTCGATTGGTATCATACTCTCATGGTAACACACAACATGGTTGGACGCAACTCCACCGCTGGTCTTCTCTGACCAAATTGATAGGCCCCCTCCCCACAAAGGGAGGGGGCCATCTTTGTGTGCCGGGCCGGGCTCAATCTGTAGTCCGGATCACCCCGCAGGGGCACACCCCCCTCTCCTACCGAGGGGGGATGAAGGGTAGGTACCTCCATCGTGGCGGAGAAGGGATTCGAACCCTCGTCGTACGGCGAATGAGGCCGCGCTGGAACCGCTCCAGTCCACTCCGCTTGGTGGTGTGGCTACTGCCACACCCTTACGTAGTCCACCCACATGTCTGCTGGCACCTGCACGGGACCTCCCGCCCCACCGACTCCGTAGTTGAGGATGATGTAGTTGGGGCTGGTCCTGTCGTAGGTGTGGGTGGCCACCAGTGCTCCGTCCAGGTAGAAGTCCACGTTCCCGGCCCGCCAGTTGAGGGTGTAGACATGCCAGTTGGCATCCGTCCGCTGGTAGTTCCCCCCACCTACAGCACCTGCTGGGGTGTGTAGGTGCCAGGAGGGGGTGCCACCCAGCCCCTCCACCACGTCTATCTCCCCATCAGCAGGCCAGCTCTGGCCGTCAGTCCAGAATGCTGGCCAGTTCTGCACGTTCCCGGAGCTGTCCACGGGGGTGGCTATCCTTGCTTCCAGGATACCATACGTGAACTGGAACTTCCCATTGGAGGATATCAACCCGGAGGTGTAGGCCTTCTGCGCCCCGTTGGGGCAGGTCATGGCCTGGTTGATGGCCCTCAGCCACAGCCCCCCGGAGGATGTCTGTGCCTGCGTGGAGTTATAGCCAGCCAGCTCTGCGCTGTTGACGGGGTTGGACAGACCCTGTGCGTTGGGGAACCACCCCGCTGTCCACTTGGTGGTGTCGAGGGTGGCCTCACGGAAGGTGTCCTCGAACGCCAGCCCTCCGTATGTGCCTGCGAGAGCAGTGGGTACTGGAGGGGGGGTGGTCGGGATGCTGACCTCGTGTGCGTTGATCCAGTTCTGGAGGTCTGTGGCAGGTACGTACAGAGTCATGTCTTCATCCTATCAGAAGGTGTCAAGCCTTCTCGTACAGGGACCCCCAGGACTGGGACCCTATCTTGATCTCCACGGGGAAGTCCACCCCGTTCTTGTGGCCTGCCATCTTGGCGGCCACCCTTTGTGCTGCCTTCTCTGCTGAGGTGGCCCGGAAGCTGAACAGGAGCTCGTCGTGAACAGCCATCCTCAGGTGCTCCCTCTCGTACTGGTTCAGTTTCAGCATACCACCCACTGTCATGTCTCTGGCGTCGGACTGGAGGCGGTAGTTGATGGCGGAGTAGCCTCTGTCCCTGTCCACGTACAGACGGCGGCCTGAGGAGGTCGTGATGTACCCCCTAGAACGTGCCTCAGAGGCACAGTAACGGCCGAACGCCTCAAGGTCGGGGTAGGACACCTTGGTGGCGTGGATGACCCGTCTCGCTGTCTCCTCGTCGATCCCAGCCTGCTCTACCAGAGCCCGCCACCCCCCTCCGTAGACGATGAGGTAGTTTCCCATCTTCCCGATGTCTCGGGACACCCCCGCAGCATCAGCGGTGATCTGGTGGAGGTCGAGGCCCTTGGAGAAGGCCTCGATCATCCGGCGGTCACCGGACAGTGCCGCCCCTATCCGCAGCTCCTGGGAGTTGTAGTCCAGGGCCACGGTTACCTCCCCCTCCTCTGCGAGGAGGCACCCCTTCACTCCGGGGGGGCAGGTCTGTAGGGCGGGGTTCTGGACCGAGAACCTGGCCGTGCGAGCTGCCATCGTGTTGATGACGGGGTGGACTCTCCCGTCAGCATCCATGTTGGAGAGGAAATTGTCACAGTACCCGTGCTGCCACTTGGTGGCTCGCTTGCTGTTGATGATGGCTGTCGCGAGAGGATGGTCCATGGACGATAGGGCTTTATCGTCCACCTTAGGCTGACCGTTAGGTGTGGTTCTGCCGTCCAGCTCCAGTCCTGCATAGCCGAGGGCTTGGATGACCTGCTGGGGTGAGTTGACATTGTCTAGGTACCACCTCCACGCCACCTTGTCCATGGCTTCTCGCATGTCCTCGAACTCCCCCGAAATTTTTGTGGTGAAATTGTAGTCAAGCAACCACCCTCTGTGACTTACCTCCGTGGTCAGCTCTTCAAGCTCATGCTCCATCCTGATTAGGTGCCTGCTCTCCAGCGGCACCAGGGGGTCCACCTTCTGGTATAGGAGGTAGTTGAGGATGGGGTCCATACCGGCGTAGAGGAGGTAGTTCTCGTCATCGATGGGCACCTCCTTGAAGTACTGGGCTCGGGACATGTGCAGGCGGACGCACTCCCGCCTGACCAACCCCTTGATGTCCTCGGCTATCTCCTCGGACACGAACCTCGCTATGACATGCTCCAGGTCGTGACCGACTCCCTCCTTGGGTCCTCGGGAGTCCACAAGCTTGGTGAGGATCTTGGTATCGACTGCCCTGTCCCAGAGGGACGGCAACTCGATACCGATGTGCTTGGCCAGGACCTGGGTGTCGAAGGGGGCGTTGTGCATTATCAGTACGTCTGGGATGAGGAGGAGGTCCCAGATCAGGGACCGGTACCCCGCCTGGTACGGTATGACGTAGGCTTGTGTCCCATTACCGAACTGAACCGTTCTGAGACGGTGACCCACCGCATAAGTATCCAGTCCTGTGGTCTCGGTGTCGAGACCTACGAACTCCTGCTGCTGCAACCATGAGCGGACCTCTTCCAGGTCCGCCAACCCATCCGCAACCCCAACCGTGTACTTCTGGTACTCAAGCTGCCTCACTATCCCACCTGCTAACCCTCTCCATGTGGTTGGACTCTCGGAGCTTCCCCCGAGCTCCAACACATTGGGCTTTTGGTGCTGCCTTGCAGTAGGGGCATGCCACGGAGCGAACAAGGCTCCGTGGTGCCAGAACCCTACTGCCATCGATGAGGAGCATCGATACCCTCCGGGTTCCGGACAGAATCCACCGGAGAAAACTTCTTCGCCTTGTTGGCTCGAAGCTCTTGCAGCCGCGCCCGGTCCTCGGGCGTCTGCTGCCTGACCAGCACCTTGCCGTCCGCGTTCCTCCGGAACGACTCGCTCTGCTGGGTGAGGTCGGCCCATTTGCGGGCCGACTCCGAAACCCTGTATCTCATTGGCTTGCCCTCCCTTTGGGGTCGGGCCGCCAGGCCAAGACCCCTACCACAACTCGTTCGCATAGACAGCGTATTACTGTCTACTTTTCAAGGTAGCAGACCCTGTCAACCCCTCCCGTACTTGACAGGTAGCCGTAGACTGAAGACATGAGTGAACATTGGTCCCACTCCCAGCTCAGTACCTGGCAGGGTTGTGGCAAACGGTTCGAGCTGGAGCGCATCAAGCGCTACCCCACACCCCCAGCCTGGTACCTGATCGCCGGTAAGGCGATCCACAAGGCTTGTGATCGGTTCGACGGTGGTCTTCCTCCCGACTGGGAGGCCATGTTTAGGATGGAGATCGAGGTAGCAGCCTTTGAGTGGCCTGATGAGTCCGAGTGGCTGGCCGCTGGTTACGGCCAGGCCAAGCAGGGGTACAAGCACTGGCTCCCGAAGGGAGCAGAGCACGTCCAGAGGTGGGTGGACTTCAGAGAAGAGAACCCCCAGCTACGGGTGGTAGCCGTAGAGGCAGAGGTGTCCCATGGCACAGGTACCGGGGAGATCAAGGCCTTCCTTGACAGGGTGCTCTATGATGAGGATAAGGAAGAGCACATCCTCCTGGACATCAAGAGCGGGTCCAAGAGGCCGGAGTCCAAGCAGCAGTTGGGCATCTACAGCGTACTCTGGAACATCAGTCACGAGGATGAGTTCTTCATCCGAGAAGGCTACTACTTCATGACCAAGGACGGGGGTCTCCACCCCAAGGACGGGGACCTCAGCCACTGGACCTTGGACACCCTGAAGAAGCTGGGTCAGGAGTGGAACCGAGCCAAGGAGGCTAGGATCTACCTCCCAGTGATGTCGAACGGATGTGAGACATGCAGTGTCAAGGCTGCGTGCTACGTAAAGTCGGGGGATTCCCCCATCACGAGGGAGTACGACTCCCTGAACCCGCACTACCGAGGAGAGAAAGCATGATCCCTGAAGGACTTCCCACCCTCAGCCCCGGAGCCCACAAGAAGGGCTCCGGTAAGGCGTGTGTCATGGAGTACGTAAGCCTCCTAGCTGGTGAGGAGTGGTCTGACAGACCCTCCTGCACACACTTCGCACTGGCCGCAGTGGCTAGGACCACCAATGATGCTGCTCCGGACAATGAACACCGGGCTAAGCTGGTCCCTCTGATCGGAAGGCTCTTCGGTACCGGGGAGTCAACAAGGGAGCAGAACATAGCACTAGCTAAGTGGGCGGCAGCAGACGCTAAGGTTTCCGCCGCCAACGCCGCCAACGCCGCCAACGCCGCCGCCTACGCCGCCTACGCCGCCTACGCCGCCTACGCCGCCTACGCCGCCGCCT